AATCAGTAACACAAGATCTCAGACTTGCATACCCTGCAGTCGAGTGTAATATCACAGGCGTATAATACGCATACACAGGGAGGCTTCGGTCTCCCTTTTTTAATATAATAACACTTATGGCTACCACAACAATTGACCTCGATACAGAACTATCCGCAGTGAATTCTATACTGGGAGCTATCGGTCAAAGTCCAGTAACATCATTAGGTTTACCAGAATCAGGTAACGGTGATACAATTAATTATACGAATCCAGAGATAGCATTTATATATAATATATTAACTGAAGTAAATAAAGATGTACAGAATGAAGGCTGGCACTTTAACACAGAAAAACATGTAACTAAAAAACTAGATGCTGATGGAGAAATAGAAGTACCATCTAATGTATTACGATATGATTTCTTTAGTGAAGGTGTAGATAAAACTGTTGATGTAGTTAAACGTAATGGTAAACTATATGATTTAGTTGATCATACTTACCTTTTTAAAGAAGGTACATACTATTTAGATATTGTAACTTTATATCCATTTACAGATTTACCTAATGCATTTCAAAGATATGTAACTTATAGAGCTGCATCAAGAGCAGCTACTCAATTAGTATCTAACCCACAACTCGTACAATTATTACAAACTCAAGAAGCTTTAGCTAGATCCACTTGTCTTGAATATGAATGTAATCAAGGTGGTCATTCATTCTTTGGTGGACCACATGAAACTAACTATAGAAACTATCAACCATATCATGCACTTAAACGCTAATGGCAAGTATAACACAAAATATATCTCAGTATAATGGAGGTATATCTCAACAACCAGATGAAAAGAAACTACCAGGTCAAGTTATAGAAGCTAAAAATGTCTTACCAGATATTACTAGAGGTTTGTTAAAGAGACCTGGTGGTAAACTTGTAGGTTCTTTAAGTGATGGTGATTATAATTCTGAAGATAATGGTAGATGGTTCCATTATTATAGGGATGAGAATGAACAATACATAGGACAAATCAGTAGGGCAGGTGTTGTAAGAATATGGAAATGTGATAATGGAGTTGAGATGCACGTTGAAAATGACACTACAACATCTGCTGCATTAGTATCATATTTAACTCATACAGACGATGAACATCTACAATCATTAACTTTAAACGACTATACTTATATAACTAACAGAACTAAAACTACTGCAATGGCAGCTACAGTTGAACCTGTTAGACCTCCAGAAGCGTTTATACAATTAAAGAAAGTTGCATATGCTAATCAATATTCAGTTAATTTATTTGATAATAATACTACTGAGGAAGTTAAAACTGCAACTAGAGTTAAAGTCGCTTCCTCTTCACTAGATACTGAAAGTAGCTGCCCTAATGTTGGGACAGAAATTTTTAAAGTTGGAACAGATAATCAAGATTTAACAAATGTAAAACAAAAATTTAAAGTTTCTCTTGCAACAATTGGTAACAGTAGTGACAACAATTTTTTTGAAGACGATGCATCAAGAGCATATTCATTAATTTATGTACCACCTGCTTGGGCAGTAGATACTTATTATGAGACGGGTGATCTTGTTCAAGGTGAAGCAGATAATACAAGAATTTACAAAAGAACAGGAGCTGGATATACATCAAGTGGGACAGTGCCTATTCATGATTCAGGAGAAGTAGATGGTTGGACAGCAGTAACTACAGCTACTTATGCAGCTAATGCAGATGTAGAGAGTACACAGTTATATCATGGTCAAGCTTGTATTGAAATATCAGATTCTAGACAAATAGATTCAAAAGAAGATTTAGATCTTACTGTAGCTGCATGGGCAGCAGGTAATGGTGTAAACTTTCCTTTTGAAATATCCAGTACAACTTGGGATGGTGAATACGCAAATTTAATTTATATCTGGAAACATTATGGTGAGTATTCTGATCAAATTAGTCGGATAATATTTAGAAGAACAAATGGAACCACGCATACTATTGGTGGTAACAATGTTGAATCAGCTGCTGACGGAGCGTTAGCAACAAATAACGGTTCAATATCGGTTTCAAGAATTGGTTGGGGTGTACAGAGTAGATTACCAGCAGGTAGAAAAGATTTATACTTCAGACTTACTACTACTGGTCAAGCTGTACCAAATACAGGTGCTACAGATTATACATGTAGGTACACCACAATTATAGATTTATTACATGGTGGAAGTGGTTTTGAAGTTGGAGATAAACTTCAAGTTAAAATGAAAGATGGAACACATATAATAGAAATAGAGGAGATCAGCAAAGCTAACGTACAAGCTAACCTCGGTTTAATACGTCCTTCACCTACTTCATTTGACACTAAAACTACAGTTACTGCTGAAAGTATTATTGGAGATTTAAGGTCAGATATATTAGGTGATAGTTATGGTGGTACTAACGATAAATATGAATTCCAAGATAATTCAGCTAGTGGTTATCAAGTTAAACAAATAGGTAATGGTCTTTATATTACAAGACCTGAAGCTGAAGGAGTATTTAACATAAGTTCACCGTCTGGAGAACTACTAAATGTATTAACTGATTCCATAGATGATATAGCAGATTTACCTACACAATGTAAACATGGTTATGTTGTTAAGGTAGCAAATAGTGAAGCTGAAGAAGATGATTATTATTTAAAATTCTTTGGTAATTTAAACATAAATCCTTGGGAAGCTGGTAAAACTTATGCACTTAATGATAAAGTAATTAACGATAATGGTAGAAAGTATGTATGTACTGTAGCTGGAGCTTCAGATAGTTCTGGTGGTCCTACAGGAACTGGGTCAAATATAACTGATAATGTAGCTAGATGGGATTACACCGAACTAGCTGATGAGGATTATTTAGACGGTAGAGGTGTTTGGGAAGAATGCCCAGAACCAGGAGTTAAAATAACTTTTGATCCAGCTACGATGCCTATACAAATCGTAAGAAATGATAATGTTACTGCTGATCAAAGTGGTGCAACTCATGGTAATGGTTGGTTTAAAGTAGAACAAATAAGTTGGGAAAACCGTTTAGTTGGTGATACAGTAACAGTACCTGAACCTTCATTTATAGGGCAGACAGTAAACAAAATGATATTCTTTAGGAATAGACTTGTTATGCTCAGTGATGAGAATGTTATCATGTCTCAACCTGGTGATTTCTTTAACTTCTGGCCTAAGTCAGCTATTACATTTACAGCTACAGATAACATAGATTTATCTTGTAGTTCTGAATATCCAGCTATTGTTTATGATGGCCTTCAGGTTAACTCTGGTTTAGTATTATTTACTAAGAATCAACAATTCATGTTAACTACAGATAGTGATGTATTAAGCCCATTAACTGCTAAAATAAACTCATTATCTACTTATAATTTTAACAATAAAACCAATCCTATTTCTCTTGGTACTACTATTGGATTCTTAGATAATGCAGGTAAGTATTCTAGATTCTGGGAAATGGCAAAAGTTTTACGTGAAGGTGAACCTGACGTCGTTGATCAAACAAAAGTTGTTAGTCAATTATTTGATAACGAAATTAATAAAATATCTAACTCCAGAGAAAATGGTGTAATATTTTTTAGTAAGAAAGGTGGTTCAACCTTATATGGATTCAGATATTTTAACACTAGTACTCAAAGATTACAACAATCATGGTTTACCTGGGAAATTGTAGGGACCATACAACATCATGCTGTATTAGATGATTCATTATATATTGTAGTCAGACAGGATAACAATAAAGATACATTACAAAAATACTCAATAAAAACAGATACTGATAGTATTACAGTTACTGATGATAAGAATAATGTAGATGCTACAGACGATGTAACTTATAGAATACATTTAGATGGTGCGTCTAGTTACACTATACCAGCTGATACTTATAATGAAAGCACAAACAAAACTGTATTTACTAAACCTGCTGGATATGAAAACACCACTGCACAGCTATGTGTTTATGATCATAATACAACTTCAGATTCTGTAGGTAAGTATGCTGAAGCTGATATAGTTAATATAAACATAGAAGTACCAGGTGATTGGTCTAATAGAACAGTTATCTTAGGTTATTTATTTGATATGCAAATTAAATTTCCTACAATATATTATACACAAGTTGAAAATGAAAGTGTAAAAGCTGATACTAATGGATCATTAATTATACATAGAATCAAATTAAACTTTGGTCCTTATGGTAGTTATTCTACAACTATAGATAGATTAGGTAAAGATCCTTATACAGAGATATGGGAGTCTTCTATTTCAGATCAATACTTATTAAGCAATGTAGCTATTGATGATGAAGTAACAAGGACTATCCCAACATATGAACGAAATAAAAACTTAAGTATTACATTAAAATCAACCCACCCTTCACCTGCTACATTATATTCAATGGCATGGGAAGGGGATTATACAAGTAAATTTTATAAGCGTGTCTAAATACATTCACCCAATTACTTTGGAGGCTGCCATTGAGGTGGCCTCTAATCTACGCCTAGAAGACCGTAGAGAGGTCGAAGAAGGTCATGGGGTAGATCCTATGGAACACTTAACTTATGCAGCTCAGAGAGGCTCCTGCATCTATTTCACAACGCCTAACGGCAAGACTGCTGGAATGGCTGGAGTAGACACAGGTGGCCAAATATGGATGTTATGTACACCCGATATCCATGACTATCCAATCTGGTTTGCTAGACAAGCTAAACGTTACGTAGAAAGTAGAAAAGAAAAGTTGCTTTGGAACATCGTTGATAAAAGAAACGTTGTACATTTAAAGCTACTTAAATTCCTTGGGTTCAAATTTTTAAGGGAATTAAAACATGGACCTAACAATTTATCCTTTATAGAGTTTTGCCGTGTGTTTAGGTGCCCAAGCAAGAGCAGCGAATAAGACTGCTAGACGAAATTATGAATACCAGCTTCGGAACAGAGAAGCTAATTGGATGCAAACCCTTAGTATTACTAATACTGAGCGTGTTATGTATAAGCAGGGCATTGATGCTAGTAATCTAGGTCTTGCTAATATTTATTCAGATATAGAAGAGAAGTTTGGTGATCAAGTTGGTCAAGCTTTACAAGAAGATGAAGCTAACTGGAAAAAGTTTTTACAAGATAATCAAGGTATGAAGATGGCTGCCAGTGGTCAAACAGGCCGATCTGCTGACAGAATAAGTACTTTAGATTTAGCTGATTACTTAAAGAAAGGTTCACGTAAAGCCTATGAACTTACTGAATCTAGAGAAGAACTAAATAAAGTTGCTGCTAAAGCTGCAGGACAAGCAAGAGCTGAGCAATTAAATATGTTTGCTAAGAATGCTATTATTAAGAGTCCAGATTTAGCACCACCTAAACCTGTATATCAGAACGTAGGAGCTGCAGCATTTATGGATGCTTTAAGCATTGTTGGTACTGTTGCTACAGCGGGTGGTTCTGGAGGCTTTGATATATGGAAAAATATTGGTGGATCTGACCGACGCCTAAAAGAAAACATTCAGAAAATAGGTGAATCAATATCTGGTTTAGGTATTTACAAATTCAATTA